TCGGTTGATACCCCTGCAGATTCCAAGAGTTCTTGGAGTAAAGCGCAAGTAGCGCAAGCCATAGTATCATGCCTCTGCAGTAGATTGTATTGCAATAGCCATCCAGTCTTTTGTGGATAACTTAACTACTCTACATCGGATTCTAGCTGTTACGAATACTGCTGAACCCCCAACGGCTGAATTATTGTTTCCGCCAGTTAGGTAAAGAGTATCATTAACCACTAAGAAAGCCTCTGACAATGATGCAGGGCCAAAGTTATCCGGATAGAGATCAGTTGATTGACTTGTGATGTTGTTAGTGTCATCAATGTTCAGAGTTCCCGATGCAACCAGAGAATGATTATCAGCACGTACAAAAACATCAGCAGGATTGAGATCAACTAATTGACCCGATACTCCGCCATTACCAGCTAACATTCCAGCACCAGCACCGTTGTAGGCTGAAGACCATTGGTAAACGAAATCAACTGATTCAATTGCTATTGCTTGTCCAGTTGGCACGTTTACATATGCTGAGAGATCAACAGTGCCAGTTACTCTTGTTCCTGAAGCACTTGCCGCAGGTATAGTAATGGTTTCGGTTAGGTAGAATGAGCCAGTCATTGCTTTGGTCATACAACCCCCCCATCGCTGACGGTGTATAAAGTAAACCTACTTTCATTATTACCCCAAACTCAACGGATTCCTATCTTCTTTAGGGTGAGGCATACCGGCCATTCCCATCCCAACCCACCACCTACCAACTATTTTACCAACCTTATTAGGTAGTAAGTATCTTTTTTACACTTATACATATATATATTAGTTTAGTTTAGGACTGTTTATGCGACAAAAATTGATAACGCTATGCCCGACAACCTTTGAAATTGCTCAGAAGATGCCTAATTTTAGTGCATGGGTGAGGGGTAAATTGTTTGAAGAGAGCAAACAACCTTTAGATGAGTCTCAAATTCTATTCAAATACAAGTGTCCAGTGTGTAAAATAGAGCAATTGGATGTGATCAGAAGGCCGAGAGAGTGTCTCAAGTGTAAATATGCTATGGAATTTAAAGGGCAGGTGACAGTATGAGTACCTTTCAGTGCGAATGTGGCGGCAATGTACCACTTGCAAAGAACCATGATCCAAGGTTAATTGGAATGTGGTGTGGGAATTGCAACCAAAAATACACATTTAGATTCAATACAGAAGATGGTCAATCTAAACTTTGGAAGAGATGGATTAAATGCAGTTGCGCAAATCAAAAAACTAGTTATGCTGGTGTTTGTATTTGTGTTGAAAGTGAAGTGGAAGTGAAAGAATGACTTGCGACGGTAAACATCTCAACTGCACCGGTGAAGTTGATGATTGTGGTTGCGTTTGGGAATACTGCAAAGAATGTTCTTATTCAGTTTGTTATCAAATGTGCGATGAATGTTTTAACCGAGATGGTTCAGAAGATGAATGGCCGGTGAATTAGATCCATGAAGGTCTTTGCAGAAGTTGGCGTTTCTTTTCTTCAAAATAAGCTTCAGTTTTCTTGTACGTAGATTTGATACCAGATTCTATTTGTGCGCCACGTTTCTTGTAACCTTCAACAGTAGTATCATAGTAATGAGTAGCAATAATTTCAACATTCCGTCCGACATTGAAATAACCGGAATCATTAGGATCACCACTGAAGTAATGAATATCCTCTCTCGCCGTACCGACTCCGAAATGTTGTTCGGCTGTTCCTCCAGTGATGAATCCGACATAGTTATCAAAGCCACTCTCCGGATCTATTTCATTTGAAACTATTGCTCCAGTAACAGCGGCGGCGGTAATTGCTTGAACTACTGGATTAGTTAGGATTGCTTTGGTTGCAACTCCTGTAACGTGGAATGATAATGCAGGATTCAAGATAAAAGCAGTTGCGACAGCTCCACCAGTAATTGATAATGCGTCGCTAGCCCAATCATCTTCTTCTTCTGTAACGTCCCAAATGACCCAACTCCAAATCCATGCAAGTTTAGCACCTTTACCCCACGTTGCAGTGGAGACCATTCAATTCACCAACTGTTGAAGTTCATAGGATCTCTTTAGTCGCATCATATATTCTAGATCGCCTTCTTGGAACATTGCTCCAAACATTCCAATCCTTGATGCTGGAGCAGTTAGAGTATCTCCCACTAAACCAGTACACTTGATTAGTCGGTAACAATACAATTCAGAAGAAGCGGTTGGTTCTTTAGATCCAAATGAACCTCCTGCTATTACTTGCAAGAAGCCCGGGAATGCGGCCAACGATGCGTTAGGAACATACAAGCGGTATTGACCATAAAGAATAGACATAAAATCTTGAGATGAACCTAACATACCGGGGACAGAAGAACCAAGGTTATTTTTGATTACTGTTAGAGCTGCAAGACTTATTGGAATGTCTGAAATAATCTCAATAACTTCAGTACGTGCAGAAACTGCAGTTGATGAATAAACACCCGGATCTTGAGTTAATGTCTTAACAATACCAAAGGTGAAATCATTCATAGTCCAACCAGTAAGATCTATTGTAGAACTGAATAGTAGACCATCTCCACCTAATTCAATATAGCCGTTAGTATCTACCCACGTCGCACCTACAAAAGAAGCATTAACTGGAGGAAACATAGCGGTTATTGTTTCGTTACGTGCTTCCATCTTATCTCATCCTCTTTGCTACTTTATGTGCTTCCTTCTGTGCGCGCTTGAATCCGTTCTTCATCCAACCGCCTGATTTCTTCTTATACTTCTTAGCAACCTTCTTGAATGCTTTACCGTACTTGATAGAGTATTCAGAAGCCTGTCGCTTAATCTTCTTCTCTATTGGTTTCCCTACCTTTTCAGAGATCGGTTTAGCGAGATCGGTTGATACCCCTGCAGATTCCAAGAGTTCTTGGAGTAAAGCGCAAGTAGCGCAAGCCATAGTATCATGCCTCTGCAGTAGATTG